GTCTCGTAGGTCAATCGCTCAAATTTTAACCATTCCCCCCACTATGTTGGCACGTTACTTGCATATAATATAGTTGGCATGATTTTTGCTTTACAAATCAGACTTGATGCTGTCCTGGTCGCTTGCTTGCTTGCTTGCTGTTGTTCGCTTGATTGATTGATTGATTGAATTGATTGAATTGAATTGACGGAGCAACGCTCGTTTAATTTACTTCATGCTGAAAAAATAACAGACAAAAAAAATCACGGTCATTATAAACCGTGATTTAATTTTTTATGGAAGATTAAATTTAAAATTTACTGTTAGTTATTGCATTTAAAAGTATTTCAATAGCAATTAGAATAAATATTATTATTGTCAATTTGGTTAGTATACGCTCGTTGTTCTTTAAACAAAATAAGATATAAACCAAGCCGAGTAAATAAATCATTGTTGATTTACTCCATAACACACATTAAAAGTAAACTATTGTCATTATCATGTAGAGTGATGCTTGTAGTTCTACCAGACAATGTACCCAATGTTTTAATACTTGCTTTTTTGAAAAGCTTTTTAAAAAACTTTAGATAATAAGCATCGACCGTGAATTTTTTCAAATTGTCTTTAAAGTCATGTTTAAACTCTTTCACATTGTATCTAAATGTATTGTCATACACAGATATTAAACCGTCATTGTATCGAACCAATTCACTCATACGGATATTAGGCAATTTTAAATCTGTGATTTCAGTTAAATCATAAATAACACCGTCGTCACACGTGTCTAATGGCTTATTAACACTCTTTAGCATATTTATGTTTTTATCTAAGTATTCTAACTCTTTATACTGAATAACTATGGCGTGTTTAGAGTCAATTTTTCCAGATATTTGAATAATATCGTCTTCCTTTCCTATCCAAAAAATTTGTTTAAATAAATTATAAATTCGTGCAGGGATGCCCACTCTGGAATTTTTATCAATATGCAGATCTGTTTTTAATAAATAATGTGAATCGGTTGCCCACAAACAACCATCAAATATATATGCATTATTCACGATGGAAGCATGATTATTTGTGTCTATTCCGATTTTTATCTGTGGTAAATTGATATTTTCACAAATAAGTTGATCGGTACGGTAATGTTCAAATTTAGTGCTTAATAACTCACATTCTTTTAATAAACCCTTAATTAAACCGTTAAAATCATAACTTTTGGTATTAGATAGTAGTTTAAATGTATCACTAATATCTGAACCTACTAATTTAATCTGTACAGTCTCACAATTTAAATAAATTGAATTGTCTTCAGTATGATATACTGTAGCGGTTCCGTTTAATACATTTTTAAATTTTTTTAGTAATGTAATCATAATAAAATACCTCTTTGTTGTTGTTAAAAAAATCCTCTTTATAAAGTAGTCTGTGATTAGACTACTTGAAAAAAAGACTTTAAAATTTACTTCATTACCATATTACCAATACGTGCAGGTGTAATCGTTAAAATGTGTGTACATTGGTAAATTGTTATTTTGCAAAATAACTAAATATTTACTCTGTGTGTGTATGTGTTCTTTAAGTTCTTTACTGCTCATATCGGTAAAGAACCTTTTTAAAAAGTCATGCAGGTGTTTTCTTGTTGTTGAACTATAATCATAGTTAGCAGTTAAATACATTTTGTAGCGACGTGTTGTTACATCAATACAAGCAATTAAAGTATCATAGCTATACAATGCTAGAATTTTACTTTCACGTTTGTTTAGTCCGATCTTTCCTACAAAAGAACATACTTTTGCCTTGTTATAGTAAGACTTCTGTGTTGTAGGAATTAAATTTTTAAAATCAAAAAGTTTTAACATGATATATACCCTCTATTTGTTGTTGTTTGTTAGTTAATTAGTAAACTTCTACCCAGCCGATATTACTAAACGTGCCGTTACTCTCTAATCTGTGATCACGTCCTAAGGCTTCATAGTCTATATAATTTGCAATAACACCGCATTTTTCAGTTAAATCACTGTAAAACTCGTCAATTATATAGTAGCCTAGATCGTAGTCATTATTACAGTCGCTATATACGCTATAATCACCATCGTTAATGATTTGTAACGCTTCATCCAAATCAGAACAGCACTCACAAACGGCATTTAATAAAGACAAATCACCATCACCGTTTAATAAATACTCGTTAATTGCATCCAAATCGCTGAATAATCCACCCCAACACGGGCAGTAATTTGAAGAGCTGATTATTTCATTCAAATCCGGATCGTTAATCAGTATATCCCCCATGCAAGGATCGTAATTTGTAAAGTTTTCCCATTTTTCATCGTCCCAGTTATTGATTAAATCACCTACTGTGATGTTGATATACTGCCCTATGTCGTCGCGGATAAAACACAATGTAATGTTTTCAATTTCCGGCGCAAGTTCATTGCTAGTAAATAAATTAGTTATCATAATTTTTATCCTCTTTTGTTTAAGTTGTTGTTTGTTGTCTATGCTTATATAGTATCAAACTATTTTATAATTACAAATAATTTAATACTAATTTTGTGATTTACATCACAATTTTATTTATTTTCTTACTCCTGCTCTTTCTTAATTTCATAAATTCTATCTTTTAGAATTTGTGCAAGTTCTGGGCAGTACAAGTCATTATCGATCTCGTACATTTTTCCTTCAAAATCCGCAAATTTGCGGAGTTTGATACAACCATCGTCACCGGATATATACGTATACTCAAGTATTAAATTCTTAGAATCCAAATGTACATATACAGTTCGATCTAACATATCTGAAGCTTCATGGATAGTTGTACATGCTCCGATATAACTCTCTTCATTAGGTGTTAGCCATTGGTCTGAGCCGTCAATATAGCCGGAGTCAAAATCAAAATTAAATTCATTCAAATCTAATTTAATGGTTGCGCTTATAATTGTATACATACTGTGTTACCTCTCTTTAAGTTGTTTGTGTTATTTGGTTAATTCCTTAACCTTTCACTAATTATTATAGTGATTTTTTCTCTAAAAACAACAATTACAAGTAATTTAATTATTAAATTGTGATATAGATCACATTTTTATTTAATAATGTATTGCTTATATATATTAATAAAGAATCCTTTTGATACATACATTAAAATTGTGACATACATCACACTTTTAATAATAATTTACTTGTAAACATTGTATTTTAATTATTTGTGACTATAATATAAGTAAAGGGTTAGAATACAACTAAGGAGTAAACAATGAATACAGTAACTAAATTAATATCTAATGATATGACTAGCTATGCCGGTGTACTGGCTGGTCACGCATATGCTCTCTACAAACAAATTAGAGAAGATGCCCGTCATGGTAAGATTATGATCAGATACGTGAGAAGATACAAGCCTTATATTGATGATTCGCTTGAAGGGTTTAAGCCTCGGATGGTAAAACCGGTTGAAAAATCGGCATGGTTATTTGAACCGTCAAATAACTGACAGTGTCAAATAATTGACGGTTTTATGTTATGGTTTGGTTCATGGGAAATCAAACCATATAACAGGGAATTTATGAAAATTCCTAAGCATGTAAACATGTAAATTGCTATATGCTATATGCTATTAGTATATGCTATTTGCTATTGCTATTTGCTATTATGGATTGCTATTAGCTTGCTATTATGCTATTGCTATTATGCTATTAGCTTGCTATTAAATGCTATTGCTATTTTATTAACATTCTTTGCTATTATCATGCCATTATTTACACTATAAGGAAACAATACAATGATAGAAAATGAATTAAAGGACTACATAAAAGCTAATAAAATTTCAGTTTCAGATTTACGCTATTTCATGGAATGTACCTCACAGACTTTGCGTAAACGTATCAATGAAATTTCGCTATTCTCCGGTAAAGACTTGCATATTTTGATTGATTTCGGAGTGCCTTTTGACATTATTCGCAAACGCATGAAACGCCTGTATGACAGTCAACTCACTACTCACTAACAAACACTAATTGACACTCGCACACATACACGCAATAAAAAAGGCTTGCTCTGAATAAACAGAAGCAAGCCGTGTCGATGTATCAATAAAAAGATTCAGAAATACCGATGTGCAGATTATCGCATAAAATAAAAAAGACTGTCAACTGACAATCTTTTTTACATTGTGGATTAAATGAGTATTTATTTTAATTTAATGGAATAATCAATGAATACAAAAGTATGATAGCAATATAGCAAGTAAAAAGCAATACCCCTATCCTATATATGCTTTTCTATGGAAAAGTTTTTTATACCCCCCTATCCTTTTATATATCCCCTATCCTAGTGTTTTTTATACCCCCTATCCTTTTATACCTACCCCCAGACTACAAAAAAAAGTAACCCCCATGTTTTCACATGAGGGTAAACACAACAACTTTAGAGGATTTTTCGTGATACGCTTAAATTTATTAAGGTAGTTTGAAAAACACATTTATAATATTCTATTGCACCGCCTAAATCAATATGTTTTTTCCTCTTGCGTTTTCTTTTTGTGACATTCCTTACATAATAATTGCAAGTTATCTAAATCATCGGTTCCACCTTTAGCCTTGCTTAAAATATGGTCAACGTCACTTCCGGCAGTCACAAAACCTAATCTTAAACACTCTTGACATAAACCCTTGTCACGTCTGATTACTAACTGTCTTAACTTCTGCCATTTATACCCATATCCTCTATCGCTTGCAGTTTTGCCGTTTTGAGATACCGCCCACCCTGTTTTGTATTTGTCATAGCAATCGTCACATAAACAGCATTTATTATGCGTCAACGTTCCACATTTACGGCAGATTCTACACGTTGTTACTTGTATTCCCCTCATTGTCAATTAACCTCTCTAAATACCATTTGGCTTTGTTTAAATCTTCAATACCGTTTTTGTGTTTATATCGCCACAAATATTTAATAACATTCCCATACAAAAAACCCTCAATTCCTTGCAGATTGTTTGCGTTGCATAATTCAGTTAATACATCAATACATTCATACTTACCAAAAGTATAATGTTCTGGCTTGTTTACATTGTCGTTCATTCTTTACATATTCCTTAAAATAAATTATTTTGTGTATAAGCAAATTTATGACCATTATTTACGAATAATTTTTCAACCGTTTTAGTGTTATTGTTTAAACCTAGACAGCACGTCTTTTCTTTTTGATATACAACCTCAAAATCATCGGGCATAGTATATTCTGAAATAAAAATATTATTCTGTTTTCTTGCCCAATCATAAAATGAATTATGATTAAAATCGCTATTATTATATATTTTCTTTTTTATTACTTTTAAATAAGGCGGATCACAATAAATTACTGAATCACTTTCAATCGGAACTTTTTCATAGCTTAAATTAGATAGAAGTACCTCCCTCCCCCCATTATTGATGCTTTCAAGGCTTTCTAGCCTTTCAAGGCTTTCAAGGCTTTGTAGTTCAAGTCTTTCTATTAAATTTGTTTTCATGTATCTTTGAAGTTCTAAACGTCTTTCTTTAATATTATTAGAACTATATTTAAAATCTTTCAAATCTATATAGTCATTAAGAAAAGAATTATCATTAAAGAAAATACTGTAATGAACTGCTTTCTTGAATTTTTCACATTCCTTATTGTAAGCATAATTTTTAAGGTTATTTCCAAAACTGTAACAACAAGCTACATAAGGGTCAGAATCCTTTAATTTTTCAAAATCCTCTTTTGAAATCCATCTGTTTTCACCCTTAAATTCTCCATTTATAGCCATCTTAAATGCTTTAAATACTAAAGGATTAAACTCATTATAGTGAACGTACTTATATTTCCTACTCAATAAGGCACAGTGGGTCATAGCACCACCACCGCCAAACAGATCATAAAAATGTTTTGCCGGAGGTAATTTATCAATTATTTTTTCAGCAATTTTATTCTTGCTTCCAACATAAGGTATTCCGTATCTCATAGTTTAAATCTTAAATAAAAAATACCACATCAAACTTAATAGCACCAACATTAAAACCAACATCAACAAATCAAACAATAATTCTAACATGCCATTATCCTACTTACATACCTTTAGTAATGCCATATATTTTTCAAACATCAAGTCCGCTTCTCCGGCAATAACCAAACTTGCTTCAATCTTTCTCTGTAATTCGGCTTCTGTGTAACATCTAATACCGGATTTATCTTTGGCTTTTCCGGACACTGATTTATCGGTTTTACTACTGTTTGACACGCACTTAGGCACAGTGACAGTATCACGTAAATTGTTAAGGTCGATAATATCCTGTTCATGCTTTGCCCTCATTGTTTCAATCGTTTCCAGATAATCATTCACAATTTTATCTTGTTCAATTCTTAATGCCCTTTCCTTTTCGATAATTAGTTTACTGTTTTTTAACTCTACCTCCCTCATTTCAGATTGCATTTTAAGTTCACAATTTGAATACCCTTTTTCATAGGCAACTAGAATTAAAAATCCTAAAAAAATTAGAAAACAAAAAGCCTTGAATAAATCACTATTCATCAGATTTAACAGATTCATTTTGTGTTATTCCGTCAATTTCCCATTTGTCTGATTGAATCATCGCCATCAATTTACGGTAATCATCGCAATTTTCTTCAAAATTATTTATTACATTACCGTGTAATTTATAAACCTTTTCAATCGTATAATCTTTCTTTGTAAATTCTACAATCCAACCGATAAACGAAATATTCTTAAATCTATAAACACCATCATTCAAACCACCAACATAGCAGAAGCAATCACACAATTTCATAATTCAATCCTCAAACAATTTAACCTTAACATTCTTACACAATTCCTTAATCTCATCATCATTCTTTAAATCAGATTTATATGCTTTTAAACATACCTTTTCTAAGTTATCAGACTGTTCAATAGTGTAATTGTCTCGTTTAATGGCTAGGTATGAAATTGTCAATAAACCAATTATTACAATTAACATAATACCGCCAAATTCTAAAGACTCAATATCCATAGCTATTTGCCCTTTAATTTCTTAACTCTATTATCCACATGGTCTTTAAGGCATTTCAAACCCTCATAATCCATAAATTTACGTTCACGGCTTAGATTAACTAAATTCTTAATCATTCGCAGTTTTGTTTCACTATCCAATTCACTATCAATGATGTAGGATATAGCATCGTTTAAGTGGTCAATACCTTGTTTACATACATACATATTTCATTCCTTGAGTAAGTGTCTTGCAAGACAATTTAACTTCACATCCCACGTGGGAACGCATGAGATTCTAACTCATTTATAGCAAGACACTTAAACCTATTAGCTACTCTATTTGCTACTCTTTAACTGTTCAATTCTAGCTGTCAGTTCCTTTAGTTTCTTTCTCAAATAAGCACATTCAACAATTAAGGCTTCTGTGTAGCGTAAACTGTAATGCTCGCTTGCTTCACGGATAACTTTTCTTTCTTTTGCCTTTGTTCCGTCTGCTTGCTCAACTTCAACTTCTTCTGTTTCTTCGGGATATTCTTCATGGCAGTATAGACCGTATTCTGAAATATCTACATTATGTTTTTGACATGCTTCATTGATTTGCTGAACTACATAACCGGTATGCAGTCTTGCTTTGTCTTTACCTTTTTCATTTACAGCGTCATTGTACTTGAATTGTACTAAATCTACATCTTCCCACGCATCGAGAAGTTTATCATCAATTTCAGATATTTGTTGTTTGTAACGTTGGTCTGATGTAATTTGGCAAGCTGTTCCAGCCCAAGTCCATGTTCCCTTGGGGAAAAGTTGCATGCTACTTGAGTTTGTGCCATCCGAAGGACGGAGCATTAAACGCCCTTCAAAAATTTGATTGTCCTTGCCGTATACAATTACTGCTGAACCAGCGTCATAACTAGTACCGCCACAAAGTCTTAATTCGCTAGTATTTATATTTCTTGCAAGTTCGGGACCACTCATCACCGCCCCACCGCTTCTCGGAACATAACCACTCAAATCTTGATGTGATGTTAAAAATCCGCTATCATTAGTTAAATCAGATGTTTTACTAGGGATTGTTGGTTTATTACTTAAATCATTGTATGATCCAGAAGTTGCAACATTCGATAATCCACTTGTAATATCACTTGCGCTATGTGTATGTCCGGTTTGTGAATACCCAAGTAATTGAGATGTAACCCAATTTTTAATGTTTAGCCACATCTCACTGACACCGTTATTATTTACATATTTTGTCATAGTATTATGCCATCAGAGTATCAATTTCAGTATTAGTTAAAGCAACGTGATTAGTATCATCATGTTTACTGTTTAACTGTGTTTGAATTGAACTTGTAACACCACTCAAATAACCTAATTCTGTGCTAGTAACACTTGCTGTATCAATGTTACCGTTTGCATCAGTTACAACAACTCTACTTGCGGTAGCTAATTTACCATCATTTGTGATGTTACCGTGTACATGGGTAGAACTTGCTTTACCTGCTAAAAGTGTATCAGTTTCAGTCTTGGTATAGTAATTACTAAGGTCTATTTGACCCTGTCCTACAACTGGTTGTTTCCATCCATAAGTAGGAGGGGTAGTGGTATCATCCACAATTTCCCAAATATAGCCATCTAACTTAGTAGGGTCATTAGAACTAGGCACTAAATACATAATACCCTCTTGTTGTCCGGTCTGTGGCAAGGCAGATACTACAGTAAATACATCTTGCTTGTATTGAGCAAATGCAGTTTGAATAAGGGTATTTACTTGAGTTGTGGTTAATACGTATGTGTCTCTGAAATAACGTAAACCTGCTCCATCTAAATATTTAGTAGTCATAATCTCTCCTATGAGTTCATAAATTCATCAATTTCCTGCGGTGTTAATGCTTCAACACCCAACTCTTCTAATGTTTTATCTCCGATTAGTTCCACACCCTCAATAGATGGTTTGTTCGCTAAATCGTTATAATCGTTTGTTCCGTTTGTTGACAATTCAATATCAGTATCAATTTCACCGTCTGATGTTTGAATATCGGTATCAATACTGCTTTCATTATCTAATTCAATATCAATATCAATCATCGCTTACCCTCTCATCGGTAACCGAAAATTGAATTGTTAAAAACTTTGTTTTCTTTTTGGTTTCGTCATTCCGATAAATAGCTAGATAGCCGTTTTCTAATTTGGTCGGAGTAAGTGAATAGGTCTGTTCTCTAGTGAGAGTGATAGGCAGAATCTTTGTATTTAATACATCTGATTCATAACGGATTTGTAATTTTTGAATTTGCAGAATTGCGTAACATTCAGAAAAATCATAGGTGCTAAGTTCATGTGTCGAACGGTCTATGATTCTTATGTTGCATGTATCGTCTAAATAAGGGTAATAGTCACCCCTTACTATCTGTAAAATCTTTGCCATTGTCATTCTCCAACAAATAAATTGCTATGCTCAAAACTGAACAATCAACAATATTCTGTATTGACATATTTCGTGATAGAATTTTCATAAGTAAATTCTGTTTCAATACAGATGTATTAACTTTCTGTTTCAGTAAATCATCAACATTCGTGCTGATTGCTTTTAAAATCTTTTCTTTATCGTTTCTTGCCATTTATCAAATTCAACGGTATATCTTCACTCTGTTTTACTTGCTTAACTTCTTGTTTAATACCACAAAAAGCATTTAACACACTTAATCTGCTGTCATTTAACTGTGACATATAGATATTTGCTTTACACCATTCTGTTTGTGTAATCATCATCGGTGTAAACTGTGGATTATTAACTGTGCTGAACCACTGATAAATAATTTGTGTAGGTTTTTCAGTATCAATTTTTGGTCTTTTAATTCCCTGTACACAATATACAAAAACCATTACCATCTATAAATGTACGACTAATTTCATCCATAATACACCACCTTATTTACTTATAAAAAGACTTGCTTCACTTTTTCTACGTTTAATCAATCCGTTTGAAACGGTCAAAACACCGTTAATTCTAACCTTATTCCACAATGAAAAATATTTAGGGAAATTCTCAATCGGCTCTTTATTGATTAGTCCTTTACATATCGAGGAACTTAAAAAATTGCCGTAACCGACATTAAAAATAAATGAGCATAAAGCGTCATATTGATTTTGTGTTAAAGTTAAATTGTGTTTAGTAATGAATTTATCCAAATTAACAGTTACAGTTTTAATATCTTGTCTTAAATAATAATCCGCTTGTTCTTCTGTAATTTTCATTCCCTTTGTGACTTTGTGCGTATGACCATAACCAATAGTCCACACACCAGCTTGACATTGATACGATTCAAGTTTTAAACCTTCAAAAGTTTTGATTAAATTAAATCCTTTACTGCTTATCCACATTTTCTACATCTCCAAAATGTTTAAGTATCAGTTCTTTCATTTTTTCAGTTCCTAAATATCCGACACATGAGCCTATTGCGATTGCTACATTTTCGGGGATTGAATGAACTGCTTGAATACCGTAAAAAATCCCTACGGTCATTATTGAACATAATAAACTATCTAACAGTTTATCAATAAAAGAATTAGACTTGCGCCACAATCTAATCATTGATGTAAAAAAGGCTAAAACACTTCCACAAAGAAGCTGATGCGCTTCAATAAATTTTTCGATTAAATCAAACATATAAAAAACACCCCTAACTATCAAAATTATAAAAATTAAATTTTACATTTCAATAGTTAAGGGCGTCAAAAGCAAGTAAATAAACACTTACATGCTTAATTGTTTTTATACCTTATTTATCTTTAATCTTTATTCTTAAAATAAATCTTTCTTTTTCTGTATTTTCTGAACCAAAATAAATTATAAAAGGAATACTAATTAAAATAAAAATACATCCTATCTGGATAATAATTAGCATTATCAGTTTTAGAATTTCTGATAAATTTGTTAAAAACTCTATCATTTAATCTGAATCCATTTTTACTTTTTCTACATATCCAATCAACCGTTCAATCCATTTAATCTTAATTGCTGATTGTTTAACCGCTTCCGGTATTTTATCGTAATTTGCGTAATATTCTTTGTACCTTTCAAATTTCAAATTTTCTTCCGTGTACCACTTTCTTAATCTATCTAAATCTTTCTCAATCTGATTCATTCTTTGTTACCTACTCAAAATCATCATCATCAGTCCAACCAGCGATAATATCATCACAATATCTATCATATTCATCACTGTAATAGTCGGTTAAATCTTCATACATTTTGTTTGCATTACCTTTGTACACTTTGTAGAAAATAAAATCATAAAGGTCATTTTCTGTGATTTCGCCACATACAAAATTTTCCTTTGTTTCAATAGAATTTCTAAAAGCATCTATTTTTTTATTAAACTCTAAATTATTCATTTTTGTTTTCCAACACATTCTTACTCAAAATTTTGTGAATTTTTAAATTACTGCACGTCATTACGTTATCGGATACATGCTTTAATTCAACGCATTTTAATATATATTCAGTCTTTAATTCTTGCTTTTCGTGTTTATAATTAACACACATGATTGTTAATTCCAAAAAAGCAATTATCAACAAAATGTATGCAAGTGCGTTCATTCTTCTAAACCACCTCTAATTGTTATATACGTTTATTTCCTATTGCATTAAAAGCCATATCGAATGTCGTTAATTCAATATCCGTTTCCGTTTGGTCAGTAATATCAATATCTAACAAACTAGGCATAAGATTTATTGCTTTTTCTACTCCGTATTCGGCTATGTTTTCATTTAATTTTTTAATATACGCTTTAGATTTTGTAACAAGCGAATAACTGTGTTTTTGAAAAAAATCTGACCATCTTTTGTTTTTTACAGTCTTAGATAACTTTTCCATATTATCACGGTATTTATAAAAATAATGTTTCCTATAAATACCATAAATAGCTTTATACTGTTTATCTTTGTAATGTTGACTTCCGTATGATGTATCAAATTTTTGTACAAGTTTTTCAGAAAAATAACATCCCCAGTTTAGCGTTGCATAATCAATCGCGTTTACGGGTTCCTGCCCTAATAAAACAAATAGCGATTTAAACTGATTATTACATGTATATAAACCTACACATCTTTCTACGACGTGTTTCAATCCGTAACTTGTTCTACCTGTTCTACCGTTTTTTCTGTTTATACTCCCTAATCGCGATACAAAATCAACAATAAAAGCTATTTCCACATCCGGTAAATCGGTTATTAACTCATCATCAATAACTTCTCCCTTTTCGTCTAACGTTACCGGATAACCATAATCACTATTTTTTATTGTATAAGTTCTTTCCATTATTCTACTCCCTTAAAATATCCATATCTCTTAACACATCATTGTTAATACTTTTTAGCAATGATAACAATCCTAAAGACAATCCATACTTGCGATACTCTTCCTTGTTATCCTTAACCAACCGCATTTTCATGTGTAGGAAGCGATAACATTCATCAATAATTTCATTCTGCGATTTTAAATCACTGATTAAATTACTTTCTGTCATACTCTGTCTCTATAATGTCATTATTCAATCCCTGCAAACCAGCTAATAAAGTTATTGTAGTTAGAATTACATTAAACTGTTCTGATTTTTCCGGAACTTTTTTGATGCTCTCACGCCAAAACTCACAACAATACTCTATCTGTTCATTCTGATTTTTTAGGTATGCTATGTAATCTTCGCTAAATTTACTCATTTTTATTCCTTATCTGTAAAATTAAAAATTACTCTATTCTCTTTTGGCTCATAAACAAAAGTAAATAAATCGTATTGTTTTGTGTATTCTTTTAACTTTTCATAACAACTTCTCTGTTCATTACCATCTGCAATAGTCACAACATCAAGTTGTTTTCTTTCACCCTTGTTGTTACTGTAAATAAAAGCGACCTTAAATGGTGTATCAATAACAAAAAACATAGATTTAATTTTATTGTTCATTATTCTGCTCCAGAGTTTCAAGTTTTTCTGTTAGTTTTTGAAATATGTAAAGAGCTTGCTTATTTGTAATTGGCATATCAGACAACTTATCTATAAGCAGTTCTAATTCTTTCTTTGACAATGATACAGAAATTGTATCAGCATTAAATTCTTGATTTTCTAATAATTTTTTATCAGTCATTCTTCAACTCCAAAAGGAATCCATTTGCCTAATGTATTTTGATACTCATATTCATTAAATAGTTCTTCTAAAGAATATCCCGCGTTACCTAATAATAATATTAGACCTTCTTTATCTTCTCTATAACCGATAAACAATACATTGTGGATTAATTCTGCATAAGCCTTTCTTCTAAACGTTATGATTGAACAACCAATGGTGAATTTATCGTTAAATTCCATAAAGGTATATGGCCTATACTTATACTGTTTTTCTTTCGGTTTCACAAAACACTCCGGAATAAAATATCTATAAAATTTTCGATTATCCCTCATTTCAAACGATTCGGCTTCATCACCGTGAACTGCTTCTAAAGTTCCATCTATACATAAGTCTATATTTTTGAAAAGAGCTATATTGTTTGAAAAATACCCTTTGTGGCCGATATATTTGACGCATTTTTCAGCACCAAAACAGCAAAACGGTAAAACTTTAAATCTTTTGTCTAATTCCATAATTTATTCCTCTTTGTTCTTTGTTGTGTATGTATATAGTTTACAATATGTTATTATGCAATAATGTGATGTAGATCACATTTTTTAATTATTCCCCACAAATTGTAATTTTAACGTATGATGATTTATCAGCATCAAAAAATCGTTCCACACTGTTAAATTTTGAAACGATGCGATCATCAGTCCAAACTTTACTTCCTGTCAAACTATCCAACAAACACTTAATGCCATTATCAATATCTCTCCATTTCTGCGGTTGTGTAATCAGATTTTTTGCAAAATGAAATTCAATATCACAATTAACATTCTTATTGAAAATAACAACTCCGAGTGTTTGTTTAAAAATTATCGGTTGCACTTTCAAAACATACGCTTTTGCTTTATCACTTTTCCTTAAAAAGCATTTCCCAGTTGCACGATTATATGTAGGCTTGTAGTAATCGTTTACTGACAACGGCATAGGTAATTCAAACACTAATCTTTTCATTTTAAAATCTCTCTTAACAACGGTATCAGTTTTTCAGACATCTTGTTTCTTTTACAAAAATCAAACAATGAATGATACATAATACCGTCATATTCAAACTGTTTAACTTTGGTCGTTAAAATCCGTTTTAAATCCCACTTCAAACGTTTTCTTGAATAGTACGTTTTTAGTGGGATATTGTACACTTTCAACATTTCAGATAAATTGTGATACTCATTACCTTGATAGTCTGTATATTTAACTTTGTTTGAATATTTAGCAACAATCAACTCCGTTTTTTCTCCGGCTTTATAGTGTTTGTAAAAGGTAGAAAATTTTACAGAAAAATAATCTGCACATTTTCTAATGCTTTTAAACTCTATACCATTAACTGTGATTTGCTGATTCTTCATTTATTTTGTCTAACAGATCTTCCACTTGTTCAATAAGGTTAATAATCTCATTTAATTGACGTTTAATGTTTTTGTTGCTGATTAAATCGTACAATCCCATGAGATTTAACTTACTGACGCAAATATCGTTGGTAATATCTTCAATTTCTGAATTAACATCAAGCATTAAAACGGTATATCCTCTTCCGCATTTTCAGTTTGTTGCGCACCTTGTATTTCAAATGGGCTTACTGACTGTGACTGCTGAATATTCTGCGGTGCAAATTTCTGCCTTGTTTCTTCTTGCGCTTGTCTTTCTTGCTGAATTTCGCTAGTTATCTTTTTAGCAAGTTCAAACGATTTTTTCCAATCTGTAAATTCAAGTGCCTTGTTGCGCACTTCTTCTAAACTTGCACCATTCGGATAGAAAAAATGAACGGCTTTAAAAATCGGTATATCTTTTGTGGACTGACATACGTATGCAAGTGTTACGACAACCTCTCCGGTAATATTGCTGATAACCGTATAGTTATTACCGTTAGATACAATCTCTTTTTCAATACTTTCGAGCTTTCCGGTAGTAATCAGCAATAACTGCTGTGCCAACATTGAATTAGAATCGGCACCGATATAAAAACTAACCTTTGTACCTTTCTGTACATTTACCATTGTTACATTCCACTGTAACCCGAACTTACCTTCACTCTGAAAAACAGACACGATTTTTCCCTTATACGCATAAGGTTGTTTTTCAAGTAATTTGAAATTGTTTAAATCAATCTTTTCAAATTTCTGTACTGCATTGTAATCGTTACAACCGCCATAATTGTTATATTGCATAAGTTTTACTCCTATCTTAAAAATTCACTTCCGCTATCAGTTACAATTACAACTCCTTTAGGAACTGTAATATTGTTTTCTTTGATAAAATTTTCACCGTAAAATACGTTCTGAATAACATATTTTTCCATAAACCATTTTTTAACGTTTTCGGATTTGCCGTTAAAAATTGCATTTGTCATTTTCTGCCAACCGCAAATATTGATTAACCTTGATATTTCCGGATTCAGAAATAAATATTTCTGTTCTCTGCCAAATAAATAAATCGCATTTATCATGCCTTGTATAATGCTTTTCTTTACTGCCAACTGTAAACAGTCATTTTCATTTTGTTTTTCAAACTTGTTCATATCCTAAAATCCTATAAAGTTGCCGTTATCATCAAAATCCCTAATTTCAACTGGTTGTGATACTGCTATCTGGTCTGTTTTCAACCATGTAACTATTGCCGATTTCCAACTTTTCATTTTGTTTTTACCGACAAACCAACCTTTTGAGTTGTAAAAGTTCCACCATTTCACCGCCGTTTCATGTGAAAATGTACGGTCTTTCGTTTTTTCAAAAAACGCTTGTTCAACTTCCTCAATAGTAGGAGGAACAAAATTTGTCCTTTTCTCTGTTTTTTCAACTTCAACATCTTGCTTTTCTGTTATTTCAACTTTTTGTTCATTCTGCAACTGTTGTATATTTTGCAACTGTTCATTTTTCTTTACCGCAATAACTGACGGTAACTGAATATGCGTTTTGTCATACAACATATCCAAATTAAGCGAATATCCATGTCCTTGTTTTTCAACAAACCCCTTTTCCATAAGTGTCTGAATAACACTGTAAAAAGTGCGTCTAGGCATAGGTATTTCAACACATGTAAAATAATCAGTATCGCAACCAACAACAACCTTAATCAGTACAAAAATCTCACTTGTAGATAGTTCGTCTAAATTGCAAATCCTGTCTGCAAGTTCTATTTGGTTTAGTGCTTCATCAAGCATCCGTTTATAAATCTTCATCACGTATTCCTAATTTCTTAAAAGTTATTTTGTTTAATCTCATAATGTTAATTACAACCTTATAAGGCAAGTAATGATAATTGTACATACACATCGTTTTTTGTGATACCGGTTTACCCGTTCTCTTATTCCAGAAAAGTTCATTTGTTTTAATCTGATTCTGTAATACCTCTAGTTTGATATTTGCTCTGTCTGCAATATCTTGTAATGTAATTCTTTTCATTGTTCAACCCCTTTGTTTATATCGTTTACGCAATATATCATATTACAATTTTGGTAAAAGGCAAAATACTTTTTTGGTAATTTTTCAAATAACTTTCAAAACTGTGATTCAACCCACAATCTGAATTTTGATTTAAACATGAATTTTAATAATCAAGCTTGTAATGATAGATTTTTATTGTAACAGACAGATTACAATGCCGTTTTTACGCACGTACATTGATTTTAAGGCACGTTCTAGCGTTTAGGTAACTCAATATATTACCCACACAATAAAATGCGTTAAAACGCTTATACGTGAGTGTTTTAAAAATCGCATTATTTAATCGCAACTGTTCGCTTTTTCCGAACACTTCAAATCACCTCGAACCGGATTTCAAGTTCTCCGGCAGTCCTCAATTTAGGCGCCAGCAACAAATTCATTTCCTGTTGGCTAGAAGATCTGATTTTTCATTTTTCGAACTCTCCTCAATTTTTTCTGCCAACCGCAAAAAATCAAATGTGCAAAATTTGTATTTCTGCAACGAATAAGAAAAGAAAAACAAAAACAAAAAAACAAAAAAAAAAGAAAAAAGAAAAGAACCAAAAGAAAAAATAAAAAAAAAAAAAAAAAAAAAAAAAAAAAAAATAAAATAAATAAATTTAAAAAAAAAAAATATAAAAAAAATATTAAATATTATATATTATTATATATTTATATATATTATATATATTATATATATTATATTTATATTATTAATATATTAATATATATAGCGTTTTGTTCATTTTTTGACCAGTAGTAAACACCAAATTTTTGATTTCAGTGTGCATACTTTTAGCAAAATTGTTAAAACCTTGCACACCATCGAGTGCATACTTTTAGCAAAATTGTTAAAACCTTGCACACTTGATTATTTTTGTACATCACTAAATTTAACCTAAACTGTTAAAATTCTCTGTTTTTCCTTTACCTTTATAATCAATTTGATTAACTTCACATTTTTACACTTATGGTTAAAAATATTGCTTGATTTGACAATTTTTTATGTGTATTATGAACACATCAAACAACAAACAGAGGGTATCAATATGACTTATGAACAATGGCTAAAGAAAAGAAAAGAACAACAAATGATTAAAACAGTTTTGAATTTTCTTGGATGGTGCGTTGCAGTAATTACGATTATGGCATTATGTACAGTAGCTTTATGCAAGGCTTTAAACACTCCGGAAGTGGAAATAAGCTATTCTACTAAACGATGTGTACGTGTAGTTTACATGGACGGAACAATTACAGACTGTTCTAAATTGCCCGAAAAATACGACAGGGTATGGGTGAAGTAAAATGATTAAAAAAAAGGTAAAAGACCATTTAGGCAACGAGTTTGAATCGTATGCACAAATGTTTAAATTTTACGGTGTGAATTACAATACCGGATTGTGGAGGTTGCAAAACGGTATGACAATTAAAGACACACTAACAAAACCTGTTACAAGGAATTGTATTCCGGCAAAAGACCATTTAGGAAATGAATTTCCGTCAATATCTGCTATGTTTAGACATTACAATATTGAAGTTTGTTATGGTTTTTCAAGAATGAATATGTTTTCAATTAAGGAAATTTTAACAAATTCATACCTCAAAAGACCGTTTACAAATGCTAAAAAATGCACCGATTTTAAAGGCAAAGAATACGATAGTATCAGTGATATGTGCAGACATTATGGTATTTCTGTGACAACATTCTGCCAACGTTACAATATTTATCATTGGTCGCTAAAAGATTCGCTGACTAAAAAATCTCGCACCTTTGGTTGTATTGACCATTTAGGTAATAAATTCAAAAGTGTAACTGAAATGTGCGAATTTTGGAAAATACCACGTTCACGTTTTTGTGATAGGTATTTTACGTATAAATGGGATATTGAGAGGGCTTTGACACAGCCTTTAGGGCATTTAGGAAAAAAGAAATGCAAAAAGATATTGAAGTAAAACTTGATAGAATCTTTGAGAGACTTGTTGATTTAATACCTAGAATTAACAAGGCAGAAGATTATATCAGTTCGCTAAAGTCTAGGGTTAAAGACTTGGAAAACAGAAAACCGGAAGTAATAAACATAAGTAATCACGAAGTTAAAAAGACAGATATAAAAGACTTGGAACAAACTTGTAAATTACTTGTAAAAAACTTGGAAATTATTGAAAACCGGATAGCAGTAATTTCAAAAAATCTTTCTGTTTTGGCTACTGCAAGTTTAACTGAACAAAAGGTGTTAAATATGATTGATAGCAGAATCAGATTATTTAATAAAGGGAAAATTAAATGAGAGCATTACGAATTAAAGGTAAATTCTACACATCGCTAACAATGGCATGTGATTTAAACGGAATATGTCATACAAGCGTTTATAGCAGAATGAAAAAATACAAAATCTCGATGACAAAAGCATTAGAGAGTATTATTGATAACAAAAATAAAAGACTGTTAGACCATAAAGGCAATGAATTTAAATCATATACTGAAATGGCTGAATATTGGAATATTAAGGCTAATACCTTATTAACAAGGTTAAAAAGGAATTGGGATTTAAAAAAGGCATTAACAAAACCAGTGCAACATAAAACGAGGAATAAAAATGAATCATAAACAACTTTTAGAAGCGCATAACGAATATCTGAATAAGATTGATACTAAAACAACCGACTATGACGATTGGCACAAAAGACGCTACCATGGGTTAGGTGGTTCCGATATTGGCACAGTTTTAGGATTAAATAAATACAAGTCTGTATATCAATTATGGCTTGAAAAAACATGCAGAGCAGAGCCAACTAAAATGAACAATAAAATGTACTTTGGTCACGTTTTAGAATCGACTATTGCTGATGAATTTGCAAAAGCTACCGGATATAAGGTTCGTGTTTCAAACAAACACTATAAGGCTAAATATGAGCCATGGTTAATCGGTAACATTGACAGACTGATAACCATATCAGATAAAGAAAAGGCAATACTGGAATGTAAGAATTGCAGTAACAATTCATCGTTCAATGACGGTTATATATATCGTGAGGGCAGTTTTTATCACGGTGCAAAATGTACAAGGGATTCAGTACCGCTAACATACTATTGCCAATGTCAACATTACATGTACATAACCGGAATACATAAATGCTTTCTGGCATGTTTAATTGACGGTTCCGATTTTAGAATTTATGAAATAGTCTACAATCTGAATGATGTGCAACAAATAGTAAGTAAAGCAACTTATTTTTGGTTTAACAATGTAATTGCCGATGCAGAGCCTAGTAAAATCTTAACTGACTTTGACAATACGACTGACAGAGTACAATCACAATGTTTAGATAACAACAATGAAATTATTGCTAAAAATTTAATTGCCGAATATATAGGTGTTTCTGCTGAAATTAAAAAGATGGAAAAACATCAAGAGGAAATTAAAACAAACCTTTTAAAATTAGTTAATACTGATGTTAAAGAAGTTTGTGATAATCAAAGTAATGTACTGTTTACAATCACATCACAATGCAGACATAATTTTGATAAAGAAAAATTTAAAAAGGAACATGCCGATTTATATCCGCAATACATAAAAGAATCTTACACTAAACCTAGTATTTCAATTAAAGGAATGTAAATTATGAACAATACAAAAACACAAACAACTATGCCTACTGAATTTGTTAAAATCTCAAATGAATTGAGTAAAAAATTTGAAATGGGTTTTTCTGCTGAAATGCTTTATAGCAAGGTTGCAGAAAAGATAACGGCTAATGCAAGGCAAGGTGCCGTTGTTTCTCCAAACGATGTGTACTCATTCATGCTAGAGTGTAAAACACTCAATTTAAACCCCCTCGCTAAACACATATACGGCTTCCTAAACGGTGGCAAGGTATGTACCATTGTTAGTATCGACGGATGGCGCGAAATAGCTAACAGAGAGCCTAATTATGATGGATATGAATTTATTTACGGTGATATGGCAGTTAAAACACTTGCTTACGATAGTTCATCGTACATTTCCGGTCAAAAGGTACCTAAATCAGTTACGGTAGAACGTAAAGTGTGCGAATGGATAGAATGTAAAATTTTTCTTAAAAACCGTTCGAGACCTGTTACATTCAGAACTTATTTTGAGGAAGCATTTAGACCGTCTCAACCTTGGGCGTGTCAACCTATACAGATGTTACAAAATAAGGCGCTTGTAAACGCTATTAAAAACGCATTTTCGATTTCTGCCTATACAGAGGATGACAGGGAGTTTATTGAACAACCTATACAACCTATGTATGAAATTCAGAAACAGACATCACCTAAATTTGAAATTCAATCACCGACTGAAAATACATCAGATACCGGATTTTTAGATATTGAACAACCGGATTTTTAGGTTATAATAACAGTGTTTCTTCTCAAAAAGTGAATAAAAATACCTACTCAAAAAGAACTGTTTATACAGTTCTTTTTTTTATTATGTGACCATTATCTATTTTAATTTGATTAAATTACTTGTAATTATTACTTAATTGATTATAATACATATAATAAAGGGTTTAAAATGGTTGGTTTATATGATAAAGAAAATAGAAACATTGGAACAATTATTACAGGTAGGTGATTCTGTAAGAGATTTTTTCGCCTATATTTACAATTCCAGAGGTATTACAAGGGATAACCTTTTGGAAAAATTAGGCTGGACTAATAACGCACTTGCAACACGTTTAAAAGGCGGTTCAATTAAGGAAACAGACATTGAACATATTGCTAGGGCATTGAACTTATCTGATAATGAACTGTTAGCCTTTATAAATTTTTTGTGATTTGCGTCATATAATTTTTACAAGTCATACATTATCATAATTAGCGTGACATTTGTTTATACTCCTTAATATAAATAAAAAAGCCTATACCGTTTCGATATAGGCTTTTTGTTTCAATCATATTCACAATGATTATAATTTATTTATTCAGTCAATTCAATTTTATAACTGTCAATTATAAAATTAGCTTGATACACCCTATAAGTACCGCCCCACCACATAAACCATCCCAAATAGAACGGTGTATCTGCATAAGTCGTTTCTTGATATTCAGATATTAAATTATTATCTTGATACAATCTCAAATATCCGTCTGCTCTGACAAGTTTGTATGTATATTTTGTTCCGACAGTAAAGCTTCCGGTAGAACTATTAACATTAGACATTGAGCCGTTGTCACTGATAGACTTTAGTGTACCAACATTTCCATCACCGCTTCCGTTCCAATTACACATAAAATATACAAATTTAGCGTTAGTAATTGTTCCGTTGTTCCAACCCTCAGCACTACTTCCGGTTGGATCTGTGAGTAATATCGGACTTATACCGGAATTTATTCTAACAGTTCCAGCACTTGCTAGCACTGTCATTTCCCATTCCAGTATAAAGTCATTTAATGCGCCTAATTCACTAAACACAACATAAGATCCGTTTACGTTTGTTCCGGTAACTTTTAATTGATTTTGCTCTGTCGTTTCCCACGTTCCTTGTAAATTGTGTCCGGTATGATCAAGGATATATTGATATAATTCTGCGCCATTGAGATTTAACCCCGTTGGCTCCGGCTCCGGTTCCGGCTCAATCTGATCATCCACAAACACTCTAGCGTCATAGTTGATTGCAGTAACAGAACACTTTTTATCACTAGGCTTGATTGATGTTACCCAGTATTTCTCAATTTTTCCGATTGCATAATGCAACAAATCTAATTGAATGTTACTGCGTAAATTAAAGTCTAATCCACTTAATAATTGAACATGAGTGTTATCAATATATGTGCAATTTATCTGTTGAACAGTTCCGTCATAACGTCTAATGTAAATTAAACTCACATCGCTAGGTACAGTATCAGACAATTCACAAATTAAAGTATCACTGTCATAATCAATCACATAGCCACTGTATGCGTTTAAATCCTGTGGTAATGCTACTGCTATTAGTGAGCCATAATTGCAGTTTAAAGCGTCAAATTCGCAATCAAAATCAATCTGCTTGCGCTGATACATAACTTCACGTAAACGTCTGGCACCTAACTTTATCGCCTTGTTCACATCTGTAACGGCTAATACTTCCACTTTTTCAGTATTGAGCGAATTTTGATAGTTATAAACCTCTGATTCATTTGTAGATTTATCAATATCCACATATATTTCATCTTGTTTCCAGTTTGACGGATTCATGTATGTTATATCCGCTTCATCATTGTCTGTCGGTGTAATGAAATTGTACGTTATTTTCGGCTCTCCGGTCATATTGTTTGCAGTAAACATTTGCTCTATGTATGCGTTTTCACTTCTGTATGTGCCTTTTATTTTGTTTCCGTCAATTATAGGCTCTGTATAACCTACTTGCATACACTGTTTGATTGCTTCTAATACCGTTGTCGATTTATCAAAACGATAGTCAAAATTAAGTCCGGCAGTATTCCACATTTGGTCTAACTGCATTAAATTTTGTTCGTCATAAATCTTGCCAAACTTTGAATTTTCACAAATATATTTAATCGGTGCTGACAATGAACGGTTAATTTCCTTATCCTCTCCGGTCGTTGCTGACTGATTTGCTACTGTGATTGTTTTTTGTGTCGGATATTGAATTGACAATTTACCTATGTACCAAGTCCAAATGTAACCACCCGAACCGAATGTACCACCCTTCATAAATCCTATGTATTGACCAAAATGAATAGCAACTTGCGGACAATCATCTGCGGTTATGTTAAATATAAGCCTTCCGCCTTGACTTCCATCTTCTCTATTTTCATGCGGATTTATCCATACTTTAATGAATGCTCTAGTGTGTTCAATTCTGATTGAATGTGCGTTGTCTCCGCCTTGACTGATAAAGAAATCGGATTCTATCAAATATGAATTTATGAGAGTGCCTAAACCGTATTCACCGCCATAAACGGGCGCATACAGTCTATACTCATAATATTCAACATCATCGCTTGATTTATATCTGTCAAACAGACATAAACAAAATCCGTTATACGTTCTACCTAGATTTGTACGTGTTGAATAATTGTTTGCTTCAAACCAAAACTGTAAATTTCCTTCTTCTGCATTAACCGTGTTTGGTCTGTAACGATAATTTCTATGATCGCTGATATATGCACTGTCTTTGTCTATTGTGTACGCAACGGGTAAATTATCAATTACTTGCTGATACTGAATAATAGTTGCTTCCCTTGAATTGATTAACCGTTCATTTGTAAACCAGAATGTGGCATCATTAGGCGAATGACCCATTGTTTGATCATTCTCTCCGTTATCTCTCCAATTCTGCATTTTAATGTATCTGCGATAATATCCCTCATTGTTTATCCACATGAAATTTTTAGGGATTTCCCAGTATGCCGGATACCACGAATTAGCCATGATTAAATCGTACATTTCCGGTGCTGAATAATTAAATGTGTCAAAACCATTAACAACTACATCTTGATATGTGGTTGTTTTAACGTCATTCAGATTTGCTAAACGTCTAGTCCATAATGTACTGATTTGATTATCACTTAATTCTGCAAGGCTTTCACTTCCCCTAACGGTAATTGCAATAACGGTTACATCGGGATAATGTGTATCTTCTGAAATTAAACATTTTAAACCGTTCCATAAAAAAGTTTGAACATCTTGGCTGTCGCTTGAATAATCAGATAAATTAGTAACTCTAAATTCATACGCATTGTTTGAATTGCCAACATCTATACTGATTGTTTCGCCAAAAGCGTCTGGACTATTCTTTGTATATACTTTTGTCATGCTCTGCGGTGCGTCTGTACTTCCGGCAATTTTCCACTCTAGCAAAATCGTTGCCGTTCTGTTTTCATAGTCTCCCTCATCACTCAAATGGTACAGACCGCTAGGAAATGAAAAATCCACTTCATAATATCGACTTGTTGCACCTATTGGGCATGCTCTGTAATATCCGGCAACGTTTGATTTTGCGTTTGAAATTGTACTTGCTGTTTCGACTAATTCAATCTCTGCTGAACTTGTACGATTTGCAGAAAATCCGCCCCAACCGCTAGTTGTTCGATATGTTATACCGTTCTTATCTTTAGCCAAAAGCGTATATGATGTACCATTAACTGCTTGTACTTCGTAATATCCGTTATCTAATACATGTGTACTGTCTAAATTACTGTCACTATAAACAAAACTTTTCAACACTAAAGTTGCTGATGTATTTTCTGTAATTGTCAAATTAACAAAATTTACATCAATAAATTTTCCTTTTTGAGTATCAGTTCCATAATTGATTAAGGTTAGCGGATATGTTTCAGAACTGCCACCGTTTGTCACTGTGAGAGCGACTTTCCAACCTAAAGCAAGGTTTAAATTGCTAGGGATTGATTGAGCATAACATCTGACAGAACTAGGCATTAACTCAATTTCAGTTAAATTTATTGTTCTGTCCTGTCCTTGTAAGTTATACAGTCTAATCATGTCACCGCTGGCAAGATGTAAATCACTGTTACTTGTTGCCGTTAATCCGTTTAATGTTAGCGTTGCTGATACAATTTCACCCCTTTTACGTGAGTTACTTTCAGTTGCCGGAACTTCCTTTCCCGACATGGTAACTTCGGTAGAATTAAACCAACATTTGTGAGCGTCATGGGAACTAATATCTTGATTAGGGTCTGCAACAAGCACATCAATATCACTTCCTACGTATGAACTGATAGGAGTTGCACCGATATACATCTGATTTAAAGACCAATCATAATAACCAACACCTTGACACAATAACATAGACATATATCGTACATTGTTTACGTAAAAATAATGTTTGTCGCTGATGTAATCGGGAAATGCTTTAACAAGTCCAAATTGTTCCGGTATGGGATCTTCCAGTTTTGCCTTATTGCCTTGAGCATTAGGATCATAGATACTTGAACCGCTTTCCTGTTTCTTATCATCAGTCTTTAATTTTTTGAGCATTGACATTGTATAAACCGCAACGGCAAGCGCAATAATAATCATTGCAATACTGAAAAAATCTTGCGGTTTAATTATGAATGTAATGTTTTTAGTGTTTTTTAAATTGTATTTACACCAAATATTGTGAGGTATTTCCACACCATCACACAATACGGTCACACATCTTTTAAATCGTTTGCTGACTTCTGAATTTAATCCGTTTTCTAAAAAATTTAGTAAACTAATATCCTCGTTATCAATGATAAAATCCTTTAAAGCATGACTTAAATCTGTGCGATTAAATATTCTTACTCTCATTTTTTAGTCCTTTGTAACGATAGATTTTTATAAAATTCTGTGGTTTATAAACCTCAAAACAAGTACCTTTTCGTGCATCTGTATGCAGTATGTGACCGTCGATGTATATACCTATATGAATAAGTATATCATGCTTAAAATAACAGATAACATCATAATCTTTAGGAGTTTTAACCTGTTCAAAATCACTGACTAAATCATTATATCCGTTAGTCATTGTGTGTTTGTCATAGCATGTTTTATGGTCAAGTTTAATTCCTAAATTTTTTAGAAAAACATAACACACTAAACCCCAGCAATCACACATCGGGAATGTACGACCGTTAGGAGTATGTATATTTTGCATAAACAATTCAATGTTTTTAACACACATAACGCAATCCTTTGAACTGTTTTGCCGTGTATCTTTTGAACGGAAATTTAGCATTTAAAGTGTCATGCCATCCGGCAGTAATAGTCGCACCTTTAGGAGTAACTTGACATGATGTAACAAATAAGGTTAGTGAGTAACTAGGCTTGTATGCAGTCACACTGTCATATTCTGCTGACGTGTCAAAAGGTAAATATTCCAATACCGTTAAATAACATGGATTTGCACCAGCCATTATCGTATCTGCAATTTCCAACACTTCACCATTGATACTTGCTACACCAAAAGATAAGGCTGAACCGCTTTGATTTGTTCTTTCGGGTAGATTGATTTGAATACCGCTAGGAGTAAACTCTCTTAACTCGTCATTGTGATCACGGGCGATAAAGCCACGATAGGATTGAGCAAAACAAATGGGAGTTGCAAGGCTTTCAGATTCAATCACAATAGCGTAAATTGGTGCATCTGTGCCGTTAGCGTTGACGATAGCTAATTCACTGAATTTACGTACCGGAGTTGCAGGTACAATTTCGGTTGCAATAGATGTGTACTGTTTGTAAAAGTTATTTGGTAAATCAAATTTACCACCATATTTTAATCCATCTGTAATAATACATTCTGACAAATACCATTGCTGATTGTTATTATTTGATGTGGCAATAGCAAACCATTCACCATTACGTGCTACATAATCTGTGCTGTAATACTGGTGCCATGTTTTAATCGGATAACCGTCAATATATAAAACAAATGAACATACGTCATTGTTTTCATCTAAAACTTCTAATTGAAATTCTATTGCTATATGGTGCCAACCTTTATCACTCCATCCATTGCCGATTATAATCTTGGCTAATTGTGGTAATCTTTCACCGTTTGAATAAATCGGTTTAGACCTATCCCACCCTTCATCTGAAATTATCAAATTCATTCCAACGGGCGAATTTTCTTGATAACCTCGAATGTTTATATATCCGGTATTGATTGTGTTGCTGTCCGGAGTGTTTGTAGATGTGTTTATGATAGATTGAAAAAACGATAATGCTTTCCAAAATACGTTATTCCCATCATCATTTGGAGTGCAAATTGTATATTCAAAAGTACGTTTAATCGGTTTAGTTTCGTTAAACCATATATTCGCTGAATTAAAAAACGGAAAATAAGCACCGCCATAAACAGACCCTTTTTCAGAAGCAACATTATTACATGCTAAACAATACACACCGTCTATTTGTTCAATCTGATAATAACTAGGGTCATCAATAGCACCTCGTTTAACACATTCGCCTCGTAACAGATTCATTTGTCCGTTAGCAAAATTCATCAAAAACAATGTATTTTCTGACAATGTACCCCAACCAACAACAATGTTAGCCGATACATTTATTGTCTGTGATAATGTAATTACATTGTCGTTAATATCAACTACTTCACATGTGTATGTAGTTGTTGAAGATGGCTCTACTGTAATGCTTGTTGCCGTCTCGTTATTATCCCACTTGCAACTTTGAAAATCGCCTTGTAATGCAAGTGTAACTGTATCACCGCTATTTATGAATGTACTGCTTGCAATAATGTATGGTTTAACTGTTAATTCAGTTAATTTAATGTTATTGTATTTTTTGGTATCTTGATTTTGCCATGTATCATTAAAATCAGTGCCAAAACAGATAGCCTGTTTAATTACAGTTTTCTGATTTTCATCATTATAGGTATAAACAAGAACATCATCACGATATATGGTCAATACATCATTTTCTCTATGCAGTTTGAATTTAACCCATGTATTAACGGTAGTGTCAACATATCCTATGTTAATTGTTTCGTTATCAAGAAAAATAGAAAACGTATTATAATCATTACCCAACTTAAAACACTTTTGAAATGCTACAAGAATTTTTCTTGTTACGACAGTTCTATATATATCAAATTCAAGTTCATAATCCGTTAAATCTGAAAAGTGCCTTGGAGTAAAAGTAAGACCGCACCTTGCGGTATGTACCATGCAATAATTGCTTCCCTCAATCAGTTCAAAAGAACGGTTATTTGTCAGATTATTAGAAACACTTTCAAACCAATCAGAATTTAACGCATGATTAGTTGTCGTCTGATCGTTAAAATCAACATCAAGTAAAATTCTACTCATTGTAATAGTTACTCCATGATTCACTAAATTCCACATTGTCAACATCAAGTGTCATGCTGATTTTGTAACATGCGCCTATATGATTACGAAATTGTAATTGTTCACTTAATGAACCGTTTTGTATTCTGACTTTTCGTGCTATCAATTCACTTTCCGTTATATCTGCTCTGTCATTCAATATCGGTGCAATAAACCAATCAACACCAAAATTGATATGATTCTGATAAAAAGCAACAAAAGTCTGATAGTCTGCAAGATTGTTAAACTGTAATGTTACAGACAATGTGTGCGGTGCATCTTTTGACAATAATCTCTGTCTGACTGTGCCGTTAGTCATAGTTGTTCGCAATACGTTAGGACTACGTTTTAATGTATATCCGCTTTGTAAAAACTTCGGTAATGTTTTAGGGTAATAGTTCATTTTTAATATCCTTGCCTTGCTAGTCCATAAGTGCCACTCATAGCGTTTGCTACTTCACCGCCATTGCGTATGTTTGCAACAATTACATCAATAATTGTTTGTTGATCGTTGTCCGTTCTCTGCTGAACTTGTCCGGCTCTTGAAGCATCTTCAACCAAATTAACAGTAACATTATTGTTATTGTTTCCTAAATTATTTAGTAAATCTTTTGACTTTGAATTACTGATTACATTACCGCTAACTCCGGTAATCAGTTCGGCGCCTTGTTCACCGACAACGGTTAAAGCATTCGGATCTAATCTACCACCTTTTGCTCTGAATTGAACTGATTTTAATTGACCGATAAGGCTTGCACCTTGCGCCAACACTCCCATACCGGCCATCAATCCAGCCGGAAAACCTAATTTCCATGCTTCCATTGCACCTTGTATCATGCTGATTGTTGCACTTGCAATCGCAAAACCTTTCTGTAATGCAAACATCGTATTATATACACCGCTTCCCTTTTCAAAATTCTGCGATAATGCACCAAAATAATTAGACATTCCCAACGACATATCAGACCACATCATAGCATTTTGTTTTTGTGTCAATTTACCTTTGTCCGTTAGTGTTCCTAATACTTCACTGAATGTTAGATCATACTTGCGTAATGTTTGGTCTAATTTTTCAAATGAACTCATTGCATTACTTACAACACCGCTACTTGCTGAAAATTCGCTTTCCTCTAGCTTTCTTTTCTGCTCTTCAAAGTATTGTTTCTGACGTAATGCACCTTGATCGTACTGCTCATGTGTAATGCGTTCATCATCAAGATACTGTTTCAGTAATTCTAATTTTTTGTCATACTGTTGTCGTAAACTAGCTATCTCGTTTGCATGTTCATTGTCTAATAATTGATTTTGTTCAATCTCTGCTTCTTTTTGCAGTTTGCGTGAATCTTCATTGAATTTTTTAGCATTGAGCAATAAAGCATTGTTCTTTTCAGATTCAGTCAAGGCACCGTTAGCATAAGAATTGAGTATTGTTTTTTCTCTTTCCCTTAATGCTTTTTCTAAATCTAACAGTTTGTTTTTATAATCGGAATTAAATAAACGTGATACCGCTTCATTCTGATTACGAATTAAATCTTGCATATCCTTATCAAACTTCTTCTGCAATTCCAATTTCAGATTATTGTATTGCTCAAAAGACACGTTTGCATCTTCAGCATAATGTTTATCTAATTCTTTGATATTTTCGTGATACTGCTGAATTAAATTAACACGTTCCTTGCCGTAATCAGTAACTTTAGCAAGCATTTTTTCGTAAAATTCGTTCCAGTCTTTTAACTCTTTATCGTGACCACCGCCACCGCCTTTTCCGTTAGTTTTGTCAGTGAATTGTGTATTAGTTCCCTCAAATACTTTGCTTAATTTTTCTTGCGCTTTCCTACGTTCATCCTCTAACGTTTTAATGCGTTCGTTTATTGTCTTTTGGAAATTGTCATTTAGCGATGGAATAACGCTCTCATACTCGCCTCGTTGCGCCTTGTATCTGCTATCTTGCATAACGTGTGCAACATCAATTTGCAGTTTCTTGTATCTTTGCAATTCTTTTTCAGTTGCTTTCATGTTTTCAACTATTTCTTCTTTGGCACGTTTACTCGAAACACTAGGCAATGTACTGTTTAATTCATTGCGTAATTCTTGTAAATCGTCTATGGTTTCTTGAACTGTTTGTGCATAGTCCTCAATTACAGTCTTATCGCCAGCAAAAAACGTTTTACCCTCAAAATCTTCTCCATACTCTTTTTCAATAGCATCTTTTAAGTCTTTAAAATTAACATCTTTCAAAATATCTTTAGTTGCAAGGTTTGCTTTTGCGTTAATTTCAATCTGCATAGCGTCACCAACAATATAGCTACGTAAATTTGCAAAACCTTGCGCTACTGTTTTAAAAATTGTTATCAGCGTGTCACACCAGAATTGAAAATAGCTTATATTACTGTCAATTTCAGTTTTAAAACCATCTACGGCTATACCAAACTGCTCTAATACCCAGTTAAACGCACCGCCTACACTCTGTGCCACTGAATTAACAACGGCATTTAACTTTTCCCAACCTTTAATGATTGCAGTCCAACTCAATTTAAAAAATTCGCCTACTGAATCGGCTACATTTTGAGCTAAACGCAAAAATGCTTTTATATTTGATTTAATTTCGGGATTTTTCAACCATGAAATGAAATTCTGAATGTATGAAATACCCTTGTTTGTCATATCAACTAAAAATTCTTTAATACCGCTATTATAGAGTTCTAACGATAAATCACCCCATGCGTTTTGTAATCGTTTGTAACTGCCGGATAAACCGTTCATTTGTTCGTCTAATGCGGTTGCAAACTCGGTATCTGCCAGATTGTTTATATAGTTCTGTAATGATTGTGTATCTTTTGCAATTTCAGTAATTGACCCTTTGAATGACAATGCTATTTTGTCACCTTCGTCTTTTGCGGTAATACCAAATTTTTTAAGTGAGTTATAATTACCCTCAGTAAATTTACCCATTGCATCGGCTAAACCCTCAAAAGATTCTCCTGTTCCCTCGGCAACTTTTGACAATGCAATTAAATCTTTTTCTGATGTTGCAAAATTGAACAATCTTAATGTTTTTGTTGCATTTACAACCTCTTCAAAAGATTGTGGAATGTTATTTATCGTATTGTTTAATTCTTGAAATTGCGCTTTGGCAAGCTTGATGTTTCCACCAAAAGATACTGACAGATTAGATAATGTTTTTTCATACTGTCTACCTACACTTGGTATATCCTTAAAGGCACCAATTACACCGTTAATAACAGAAAAATAAAACACTCTCTTTGCAGTCCACGCAATGTAATTCAAACCCTCTTTAATGGTTTTGTTGTTAAACATTCCCATTGTACCTTGTCCGGTTTGTGTGGCTTGTTCTCCGGTATCTGTCTGATTGTTTTGCTCACTTCTGATTCTGAATAACTTTTTAAATCCGTTTGAGATTCTTGTTAGCCATGAATCAGTTTTTTTCATTTGTGTAATATCTTTCGCCCATGATTCAGACGCTTTGTTTAAACTGTCTGACAGGTCTTTGAATTGTTGATTTAATTGACTTGTTTCGTTAGCAGTCGTTGCGGTATTAACTGAAATCTGCTTTAACAAGTTAATCATTTCATTTAATTTAGGCTCTAATACAGATGTTAGTGACTGTGCAATCTGTTCAAAAGCCTTTTTCATATCGGCAGTCTGATTTAAAAACAGTTCCGGTATTTTTAAATCTGCTATTGTCTGCTGAATTTCCTTTGTCTGTTTTGCTAAATCTGCTGAACCAAAAGTTTGAGCGAACTGTTGTGTCTGTTGCGATAAATTTCCAGTGCCTACAATCGCCTTATTCAAGGATTCGGCAAAAACGCTGAAATCGTCAATCTGTTGTTTGATACCGGAAAAATCAAAACTTCCTAAATTCTGTGAAATTCCGGTTAAAGAACTGCTTAAACCATTAAAACCATCGGTACACTCTTTCAGATATTTTGAAATATCCAGCATACCTTGCGACACTTGATCTGTAACGGCAGATACAGTCTCACCCATTTTTTTAAAACTATCAATAAAGTCTTGTACATCTTCCAAATGGAGTGATAAATTAACTAAACCTGTGTCTGCCATAACAATCTCCTATTTTTTCATCATAGCCTTAAAAATCGCAATATCTGATAATGCTTCTTCCTCTGTTACACCCTCTTTTCTGCGCCTTTCATTTTCTAAATCACTTGCTTTTTCGGGATTCATTTGCGCCCACTCTTCATAAAATATTTCTTGCCAAATCAATATCTCGCTTTGTGGTAATTGCATTACTTCACCGATTGACTTTCCAATTTCACGGGCAATTCGTGAGCATAACCGGATAAAGTTATCAGATTTAACTATTTTTTTATATTGTCAACACTCTCTTTTGTTGCGTTATTAACTTCTAGCGTTGCTTGTAAGACTTTGTTAAACACACTATCCGGCATTAAAGATATAATTTCACCGTAATTTTCCGGCTTTTCGCTTGGGTTTCCGTCTTTGTCACATAACGACATACATATAAGTAAACACATTTTTTCAGTGTCACTCATTTTGCCTTGAATAATCGACAATTTAGTAAAACCGTTTAATTCTTTAACGTAAATTTTACCAACGTTTGGTAATTCTTCTGAAACGTCAATTTCTTTTACTTTAAAAATACCGTTCTGTTGTTGTTTAAATAATTCTGCATAACTCATAATCAATATTCCTTGTATATTTTTGTTTCAAAAATGAGATCCTAATTTTCTAATTTATTTAGGATCTCACCAAATTAAATTATAGCATTGTTTAGACAATTACGGTGTTACTACTGTTGCTTTAGACCAAACCGGATCACCGCTCAACTTCATAGACACTTGGAATTTCATCAAATCCTCGTTTGTACCGCTTGATACTTGCCAACCCAACAAAGTTGCTTCATAAGTTGCAATATCTCCGGTTTTGAACTGATGGCGGAATTTAACAATAGCACCCGCACTAGCTTTTGTTCTCAAAGTTTCTTGTGATGTATCACCGTCATACCATAACATCTCCAGTTCTTTATCTTCACCCTCTTTGATACCGGAAATAAATCGTTTTGTCTGATCTTCAATAGTAGACTGGTCAATGGTATTAGCCTTTGTACCTACTGTTCCAATTTCTTGAAAACCTTGTAAGTCTAACCAGTTTGTACCACCATCAATAGAAAACTGTGTAAGTGTACCAGCCATCTTAACAGCATTTTTGCCTGTGTAATTATAAAGTTCTTGATAAGCCATGATTTTTATCTCCTATAAATAGCTATTTCATGTTTTCGACTTTCTGTTTTATCCAATCCATAAATTTTTTCTTAACCGCTTTTTTGGTATATTCATTTGCGACTGATTCCCTTGCTTTACGCATGAATTGCGCACCGCCTAAAGACTTTTGAAATCTTTTTCCATGCCAAAAGTTACTTGTTTGTGTGCGTATAACATCGTGCGCTCCACCGCTTGACCATCTATTAACATTTTGCCATCTCTGCCTATAATCGCTTATTTTATCGTTATACGCTTTGATCTGTGTCTCAATTTTCTGTATTTTTTCGCCTACGGTAGAATAAGTGTAACCTCTTCCCTTTCGGGTTTTAACAGTTTCATTCTTGTTAGGATTACGATACAATTCGGCTAATTGCTCTCTCTTTCTTGCAATACTATCTTGCAACACATCTATTCTACGGTCATAGTAACCCTTATTGCGCCCTTTAGATGTAGATGTGTTAAACAATCTCTGTCTCGCACCGTATTTTGTGATGTTTCCTTTTCCTAAACTATGAGGCTCAATACCCCATTCCAACATCTGATAGTATGATTTAGGTAAAACAAGTTTTTTGCCTTTCTTGTTTGTAACTTGCGGTGTAGTTGGCAAGTAAAAATAACCGATTACATCACTTGTGCTTTTAGGTGTTTTGAATTTTGTCGGTTTAAAATTTGTTCTTGATTTTTTAAGTGCAACAACTAACTGTGACGGTTTGTATTTACTGTAAATACCATCTCCACCCTCTGATTTTCTGCGTAATTGACTTGCTTCATCCCACCATTTATTGAAAAACGGCTCTAAACAATCATGCAGAATAACCTTAATTTCTTTTAGGTATTTACTTGAATGATTTTTTAATTCTTTGCCAAATTCTTCAGCTTTTTTAAAAAATTCGTCATTCGTTGCCATACAAAATTATATCCCAATCAATTTGAATACCAAAAAAGCCTTCTTCTTGAATATAATCCATGTAATAAAAGCTATGACAGATTATCATTTGAAAAGTATCATTATCTGCTTTACCGCTTAATCTTTCACACAAAATATCACATATACGCTCTGTTGTTTCCCAGTCATGAAAACTGAATACGGTTGTTGTACATTGTACCTTGAAATAATGTGTCTCTCCGGTCATTGTGGTTGTCGGTGCTTCTAAGTATCTGTTCTCATAGATAACACCTTGATTAACTTCTGTACTCGGTATGCAATCAAACACATTAACATTTTCGTCATTCAACGTAACATCTGACAAACAATCGCTGAATAACTTATAAATATCTTTTCTTGCTTGCATTAAACTAATCATGTTGTTACCCTTGCGTTTTTGTTTATACGTGAATCAAAATGACAACTAATAATTATCTGACCTTTAGCATATTTCGCCTGTATGCTGTCAATTCTATGATAATAACCGTTAATACATACTAAGCAATCAATGTGCAATCCGTGAAAAAATCGAACTGATACCGTGTATTGTTGGTCTTGAACTTCCAATCCGGCATAAATCTGCGACCTTGCCGATACTTGTTCAATATATCCCCAACATTCACGTAACAAGTCGTAATCATCAATACTTTTAAATGTACTTATTCCATCTTTAGGCGCATATATCTTAATTCGTTTAGATAGAGAACCGCCTTTAATATCAATGCTCATGCGTTACGCTTCCTTATAGGGTCTAGTAACTGTTTAACACCGTTAGACAATGGGTGCATATCGCTAGTAGACGTATTCTCACGGTATCTATACCATTCACCGACAATTAAGTACAATGCCTGTCTCATAGTTACATCAAAAATTGTACCGTTGCTTTCTTCCGGCGGAACTTCATTCTCATAGATTTTTTGATTTATGTATCTTGAAATCATTAAAATAGCACTTTCGATGTATTCTTGAATTAAATCATCCTCTTCATCGTCTATTTCAACTCTGATATGCGCTTTTACTTGTGCTACTGTCGGGAAATTCATTTTTAGCTACTCCGCTTGAACGGATATTTTCTAAATAAATTAGAAAATACCCGAACAACTAAATACAAGGAATTTAATTATTTAGTTTTCTTTTTTGTACTTTGAGTTTCATTTTTGGTTTTTGATGGGTCATAAACCTTAAATTCTTCTCTGATACAAACCTGTTGTGCTATAGATGGTAAACTGTCAAAATCATACTCGCCTTTAGTGAGTGTTTCTGGGTGAATACCATCTACAGAGTAGTCAACGTCTTTTTCAACTACTACTATCATCATAATTACGCACCTTTAACTAAGCACTTCAATGCACAGCTATCTTTAACCATGTTTCCTACACGTTTTGAGGTATAGAACTGTACCGATGTCTTATCAGTTACTACATCTCTAACGATTCGTAAACCGTGTAAATCAAAAATAGTGTATGCTTTCTTGAAATCACCAAACAGAATAGCCTTATTGCCAGCGGTAGTAAAAGGTGGCATAAATCGTGATTCATATACCGGTCTGCCTAACAGTGTACCAACCATGCCATTAGCAATGTTATCAACCCAGATGTAATTTTGATTACCGTCTTTCAGTTTACGCAATGCTTGAATTGTAGATGGATTCATAAGCCATGCGGTGTTGTTGCCACGGTAAACTTGACGTAATGAATAATACAAGTCAATAATTGCATCTGCGGTCAGTGTTGAAGATGTGATTTGCTGAAATTTGTCAAAATCACGGCTTGCGTCTGCGTCTGTATTAAAAGTATAAGATAAAATACCCTTTGGTTTATCAGTTCCGTTTCCGGTTAAAAATGCTTCTTCGCACTTATCAGCAAAAGCTTCTGCAACTGATTGTGAATACCACGCTTCAACATTAAATTCTGCATCGTCTAACAACCTGTATGATGCTTTAGGATTTGCGTAAATTTCACCCCATGTAATATTAGCTCTAGTGAGTGTAGGAACATTGGTATTAGGTCTTGCGGTTAATTCACCAACCCAACCTGTTTCAGTACCGCCTAAATCAACATTCCAATGTGTATCTGGTGTAGATACTGACTGTGAGGAACATAACTGACGCATAATGTTTCTGTCACGTTCGATTTTTAAAATGGTTTTGTCTAACTGGAATGGAACTGCATAACCACCTAAAGAATTATCTCCGGTCTGACCTTGTGATTTAACTCCTAGAGTTGCGGTGTCAAATTCCATGCGCTCATTACGATTCTTTCTAAACAGTTCTGAAACAATTTCAGAAAACTTTTCTTCCTTGTTTTCCATGCTTGCAACTCCGGTATTGCGTGACAACTTCATAATCTCATTTTTGCAATCTGAAATTTCATTCTTGATAGTTTCCAATTCTGATTTTTCAGCGCAATTTTTCTTCATTTCTTCAAATTGAGAGTTTAATTCTGACATTTTCTGCTCGTTTGCTTCAATGTTTGATTTAATCTCTTTTGCCTTTGCTTCTAATGCTTCGTTAATATCCATGATGTTATTTTCCTTTTAGTTTGTTAAAAAATGAATTTATTAACTCAATCTGATTCTGAACATCACGTTCATTTTGATCATCGCAATCACAATTATTGAGTGCCTTAAATCCTTTAGATAGTATTGTTTTAGCTTGTTTATGGCTAAAACCGCTTGAAATCAATGCTTTTTCTGCCGTTCTGATGGATAAATCACCATCGCTTTTAACGTCTGTAACTGTTGCTTTCTCGTTGCATGGGAATGTTACAAGGCTTATTTCAAACAGTTCAATTTCGTTAATATGACGAATAAATCCAACATCTTTGTTTTCTTCCCATGTGCAAGATTTACAGATAAAACCGATTGATAAACCACTTATTACACCGTTTTTATACAATGCGTATGCTTCTTTTGCTTGCTGAACATCATCAATAAGCAATTTGCCGTGTGATTTAAGTCCGTGATCATCCTCGCTACAATCCCATAAACCTAACGGCATATCTGTATTATGTTGCCATAAGATAGGATAGGTTGTTTTATTTTCTAAACTTTTTAGAAAAGCGCCTTTATGAATTATATCGTTTGCATGGTCAACGTTATCAAAAACGGCACCGTAACCGTCAATAATTCCCTTTTCATCAATCTGAAAATCATTTAAAGTGATTGATTTATACTCAACGTTCGACATATTAAACTCCTTCTTGTACTGCCGTATCTGCGGTTGGTTTAATCTGTTCGTTACTGTCTGTTGTGGAATTGCTATCAATCAAATCACGATCACCGCCACTCGCATTTTGACCGTCAACAACTCTTTCAATCTGTCCGTTTTCGTCAATTAAAGCCATATTTAAAGGAACAATGAATTTATCACCGCCTGTATAGGCTGATAATTCTTCCATATCTCTAATTTCATTACGATTAAGAATACCGTTCTCAATAGCCATCTTGTAAGTCTTATAACGACTTTCTGTATCGAGTTTTAACAATCCGGTTGTTAAAAACTTAACCGTATATTTTTCTCTTTCTTCTTTTTTTAGTAATGACATTGTAATACGTTCTTCAATCTTATTCAGATACGGACTTAAACAATGCACTAAAAAGTTAATCTGTTGTTGTTCAACATTGTTATAAGTTGCACCTTCCATGATACCTAGCATGTTTAACGGAACCTTAAACACTCCGGCAATCTGTTTCATAATGTGCAACTTAGTTTGAATGAATTGTGAATCAGACAGTGATTTTTCAGACATAGGCTTATAATCAAGTCCGTAATCAAGAAACAATACTTTACCAGTATTTCTACTGCCTGTGTATTCCTCATTGATAATGTTTTTCACATCTTCAAATTTATCTTGTTCTATTGGCTCTGCTGATTTAATAATACCGGATAAAGTACAACCGTTATCAATGTATTTAGTCCAGAATTGGTCAATTTTTCCGGCTTCACCAAACAAATCTTTTAACTGCTCTACGGGTGCCACACCTTTTACATTGTCGGTAGAAAACAATTTGATGTGCCAAATTTTACATTCTTTATCAAAACTGTTAGCGGTTTCTTCGGTGCCGTTGTCATTTTTCCATGTGTAAAGTATTGAACTATCAGACATCAATTTAACGTCTACGCTATCAACTGGTAATCGCCATAATTCTTTGATTTTTCCACCAAAACGCACAATCTTACAATAACTGTTACCGTGTAAAAGTAAATCAGTCATTAACTTTTCTTTAAATTCTGCTGGTGTATCATTCGGATTCGGCTGATATGTTAAAACATCATACAATGGATGTGTTTTAGCTAATGCTTTAATTCCATTGTTCTCTTCATAGATTTTAATCGGCATCATACCGATGGATTCTGCAATTACCTTTACACATGCAAAAGTTGTACTTAATTTTAATGCTTGCGTTTCTTGGTAATCAAGAAAACTGCCGACCATGTAACGACCGTATCTGCTCTTTTTTTCTGTTTTCTGCTTTTTAAACCAACCAAACATCATATATTGCCTATTGCCGTTTTGTTTAAAATTCGTTCTGTTAAAGTTCTAACCGGATTATACAATTCTATTCGGTTTTGTGCCATTATTTCACAGACTGCACCATCAATTTTAGCGTTTTTGTTTGCTTTTGTAGGGAAATCGTTTCCTTTGTTATCCTCTTTTGAAATAACATTTGACACGCACCATGCTAAAATCGGGTTGCCATCGTGATGCAATCGCTTTGAAATAATTGCCGACTGCATTTCTTTCATTCCGGCATTTAAGTTTTTAGTGTTCTGCGTCATTTCAATTATACGATCTCTCAAAAACGCATAATTTTTAGCCAATCTGTTCATTACTGACGGTGTGCGCCACGGATCATACACAATTTCTTTAATCTTTTTGAACTTGTTAATAATCATAACAAGTTCCTCATATAAATAATCGGTATCAATCTCACTTCCGGCAATCGGTGTGATTAACGTACCATACGGACAATTTTTGCTCTGAATCTGAACATACTTTTGATATAATTTATAATTGAAATTGGTAATATCCTCAATAGTATCAGTCGGCAAATACGTGTAAATAAACACAAAACTATGCTTATATCCGTTAATTTTACGTACAAATGTTAAAGTTATGGTTGTTAAATCATATTTTGCTGACATATCAAAAGCAATGAACAAATCATCGTTTACAAAATCTTCGATATTCAGTGTATCGTCTCTACAATCATTCCATTGTGTCATATCAAAAAACGCTTGCTTTGCATTTAACCAAACATTCAAATTTTTGGTTAAAAAATCGGCTCTGTCTTTTGGTGAACGTTTGGCAATCGCTAACTGACGTTTTAAATAATCTTCTTTTAATGATACTCCATAATTAGGATTAGCTTTAATCAGTGATTCTAGTGTGTACGGATCATCGTCTTTATCAATCGAGTAAATCATGCCAAAAGTGGTTAAATCTTGCTCTTTAATCGGAACTTGCTGATTTTTGAACACATAATCGTGTTGTTCCTTACAAAAACTTTCAATATCTTTTCCGGCAGTTGTTATCAGAATCACTAACGGTTGATCACGTGATCCTAAACCTGTTATCTGTGATTGATACAATTCATCGTTAGGGTGTTCGTGAACTTCGTCAAGTATTGCACAATGAGGACTAGAACCATCTTTAGCCGTACCGATAATAGGTTTAAATATGGAACCATCCGGCAATTCCATAAACTCTTTTTTAACGGTAACTTTGTATTTTTTCTTAAAAAAAGGATTCTTTTCAACCATCAAGCAAGCCGGTTTAAATACGTGCATCGCTTGATCAAGGCTAGTTGCACCGCAATAAACCTCTGCGCCAGCTTCACCGTCAACTGCAAACATGTACAAACCAAATCCGGCACTGAAAAACGATTTACCCTGTTTTCTCGGTAACTCTAAATAGACTAATACATAGCGTCTTAAACCGTCTGCTTTCTTTTTCCAACCAAAAACATTTACGCAAATAAAACATTGCCACGGCTCTAATTTTAAATATCGGTTTTGTTCCTCACCTCTCGCCCATTTACCTTTGACATGTTGTAATGTTTCCATGAAACAACATATTTTCTCTCCGGCAACTTTATCAAAATAGTACGGATATTCTTTTTCTTCGGACAAAATAAGTTCGTTTAAAAACCGTTCACATTCTAATCTGGGTGATTCAGAAGCCGGAATTTTACCGCTAACAACGTCTTTAGCGTATTTAACAGCCTTTTTAAAATGCGAAAAACCTTTTGCATATAGAGGTATCTCACTATTTTTTAATCGTGTTTTAAAATTCGTCATACATCTGCTGAACTGTCTTTATGTATTCTGTCTTATTTTCTGCCGTTTCTTTTGCCAATGAATTATACAATTCATTTTTAGGGTCTAATCGTAAAATTGCCATGCACCTTAACATAATGTCATTGTATGTTTTTTGTACTACATGTTTTGCCGGAACAAAAACACCCAAATCATTAGGCTTTATGAAATTGTGTCTGATTAAATCATCATCACTCATAATAGTTACTGCAAAAGCATTGCACAGACTTAAAACAATCGGCAAATGATTTTGTTTTAACTGCTTTCTAGCGATTAACAATTTACATGTTTCTGACCAATACAATTTTGCATTTTCGTTTATTAAGGAACCGTCTTTCGGTGTAGGAACTCTTACTAAAAGTTCGTTCGTAAATGGGTCGATTAAATCTTTTCTCGGTCTACCACCTTGATTTGTGCTAGTCGCTTTTACTCGCACTCTTTTTTTATCTGTTGCCATGTTAAATTCCTTGTTTTGTGTTTTTGCATTTTGCAAAAAATTTTTGCATTTTGCAGTTTCTAAATAATATTATGGTAAGTTTATGAATTTTTACAAGGAATTTAAACAGTAATTGTTCATTTTTTGTACAATCAGTTTGACCACTTTTGCGAATAGAGT